GCGTGAACCTTGCCCGCGAACTTGGGTCATACGCCTACAAGATCGACAAGCGCACGGGCGGCATTCTGCCCGAGGTCGAGGACGCGAATAACCACCTGATCGACGCGCTGCGCTATGCCGTCGAGGGGCTGCACCGGAAGGGCCGGTTGCTGCCGATTGAACAGAAGCCCGAAGATAACCGTTTGATACCGCCGCGCGATTATCGCGGGGTGCAGGACTTCGAGGAAAGCTGGAGAGTGTGATGGCAGAACTGCCGCTAGAGACGCTGCGCACCATGGCGGAGGGGGCGCAAGACCTGACCTCCGACGCGCGCAATGCGTCCGAGCGGTGCCGCGACTATTACGACAACCACCAGTGGACGGCGGATGAAATCGCTGCGCTGAAAAAGCGCAAGCAGCCGGTCATCACGTTCAACCGCATTCAGCGCAAGGTGGATGCGATGATTGGGATTGAGCAGAAATCCCGCACCGATCCGCGCGCCATTCCGCGCAATCCGCAGGACGAAGCGCAGGCCGACGCAGCAACCAAGGCGCTGGTGTTCATCGATGACCAGACCCGCTTTGACCAGAAGCGGTCGCTGGCGTTTGAAAACCTGCTGATCGAGGGCTACGGCGGCTGCGAAATCATCGTTGAGCAGAAGCGCGGCAGGTTTGAAATCGTCGTCAACCGCATTCGGTGGGAAGAACTGATCTTTGACCCGCACAGCCGGGAAAAGGACTTCTCCGACGCGGCGTTCATGGGGTCCATGAAGTGGATGACGCTGGACACGGCGCTGGCGCTTTACCAGGACGCCTACAACGCGCAGGCGGGCGAAGGTGCCATGCCGCTGGAGGACATTCTAAAGACCGGCATGTCGGCGGCCAGCAACGGGCAGACCTACGAGGATCGGCCTTACAAGGCGACGTTCTGGGCTGATGGCAAGTCCAAGCGCGTGCGGGTCGCGCAGATGTATTACCTGCACGCCGGGACGTGGTATCTGGCAATATTCTGCGGCGGCGGGGTCATCATCAACGGGCCGTCGCCGTATCAGGACGAGGAAGGCAAGCCCTGCAATCCTATGGTGCTGATGACGGCCTACATCGACCGGGAGAACCGGCGTTATGGGCTTGTCACGTCCATGATGGGCGCGCAGGACGAAATCAACCACCGGCGCGGCAAGGCGCTGCACCTGTCAACCATGCGGCAGACGCAGACCGTCAAGGGCGCGGTGTCGGTGGACATGCTGAAGCGCGAACTGTCCAAGCCTGACGGTAACGTCGAGGTGGACATTGACGCCATCGCGGGCGCGCGGGATGCGGGCGTCCCGGCGTTCCAAATTCTGCAAACCAACGACATGGCGGCGGCGCATTTCCAGCTTCTGCAAGAGGCGAAGAACGAGATTGACCAGATCGGGCCGAACGCCTCGCTTTTGGGGCAGTTGCGCGGGGATCAATCCGGCAGGGCAATCATGGCGCAGCAACAGGCCGGGATGGCCGAGCTTGCGCCGATCTATGACAGCCTGCGGGACTGGACGCTGCGCTGCTATCGGCAAATGTGGCTGCGCGTGCGGCAATTCTGGACCGAGGAACGCTGGGTTCGCGTGACGGACGAAACGCAAGCGCCGGAATGGCTGGCGTTCAACCGGCAGGTCGGGATGCAGGTTGTGCAGGGGCCGGACGGCGTGCCGATGATTGCGCCGCAGTTGGAGAACCAAGTCGGGATGATGGATGTTGATATCATCATCGAGGACGCGCCGGATTATGTGACGCTGCGGCAGGAAGAATTCGAACAGCTTGCCCAGATGGCGCAGCAGGGGATGCCGATCCCGCCGGAAATGCTGATCGAGGCGTCCAGCGTGCGGAACAAGAAGCGCATCCTGGAAATGCTGGCCATGCAGATGCAGGCGCAAGCCATGCAGGCCAAGATGCAGCTTGAAGGCCAGAAGGTCCAGATCAGCGGCATGTCGGCGCAAGCCAAGGCCGAGAAGGACATGGCCGAGGCCGAACAGACGAAGGCCGAGACGCAAAGCGGGCTGCTACAGCGCCGCTTGGCTTTGGGCATCTAGAGACACCGCCGCCGGGTAACGGGCGATAAACCGACGCCGGGTAACGGGCGCTTTCGTGACTTCCTACGCAATGGAGAATGCCATGACCGAGGACGCTTTGTCGTTCCTGGACGGAACGCCTGCACCTGAGCCGCAACCCGCACCGGCCCCCGAGCCGGAAGTGGTGGCAGAGGTGCAAGCCGACAAGGGCGAAGAAACCGCAACGCCGCCGGTTGCACAGGAGACGGAAAAAGGCGTGCCGATTGCGGCATTGCTGGACGAACGCGAAAAGCGGCAGAAGGCTGAACGTGAAGCGGAGGAATACCGGCGCAAGGTCGCCGCGTATGAGGCCCAAGCGAAGCCCGCGCCGAAGATCGACGTTCTGGACGACCCGGAAGGTTTCGTGCGTCAGCAGCAGGCGATCCTGCAACAGACGATCATCGCCGACCGTTACGAGCGGTCGCGCTATGCCGCAGAGGAAAAGCACGGGAAGGAGAAGGTCGCGCAAGTGATCGACTTCTTCAACGATCCGATGCACGCGCCGAAATCGCAGGAATTCATCCGCCACCCCGATCCCATCGGGGCCGCGCTTCGCTACTACGAAGAGCAGCAGGAACTGACCCGCATCCGCACCGAAGGCGGCCTGTCCGCTTACGAGGCGAAGCTGCGGGAACAGATCAAGGCGGAACTCCTGGCCGACGTTCAGTCCGGCACACCGAAGCCTGCAACCCCTCCCCCATCCCTCTCGTCGGCGGCTGCCAGCGGGGCCACGAAAGCCCCGCCCATCAACGGCTTTGACGCTGCCTTCGGGGCTTAACCCAAAGGAAAACGACCATGGCACTTTCGAGTGTTACCTCCGGTAGCATCGTCCAGAAATGGGCGAGTGACTACTTCGCCGAATACATCCGCGAATCCGGCTTCAAACCCTACATGGGCCGTTCGCCGATGCTGCCGATCCACGTCAAGTATGAACTGACCGACGTCGGCAAGACCGTGAACATCCCGCTCGTCAGCAAGCTGTCGGGCGCGGGCGTGACCGGGCAGACCCAGTTGGAAGGGGCCGAAGAGGTCCTGAACAACTACAACCACCCGGTGACGATTGAATGGGTGCGTAACGGCGTCGCGCAGACCGAGGACCAGCTTCACTGGACCGAAATCGATCTGCTGAAGGCCTCGCGCGACATGCTGAAGTATTGGTCGGCTGACAAGCTGCGGACCGATATCATCACCGCGCTTGGCATGATCAGCGGCGTGTCCTACGCGACGGCCAACGCCACGCAGAAGAACGCATGGAACGCGGCGAACGGGTCCGGTCGGCTTCTCTTTGGCCGCCTGAACTCGAACTACAACGCGACCCATGCCACCGCGCTGCTGAACGTGGCGAACACCGCGACGCTGAACCGCGCCGTGGTCACGCTGATGAAGCGCAAGGCCAAGCTGGCCAACCCCATCGTGCGCCCGATCCGGGTGGATGATGGTTCGGGCCGGGAATACTACGTCATGTTCGTCGGTTCGCTGGCGTTCCGTGACCTGAAGGCCGACATGACCACGGACAACCTCGACGGCCGCGAGCGCAATGTCGAGACCAACCCGATCTTCCAGGATGGCGACCTCATCTATGATGGCGTTATCATCAAGGAAATCCCGGAAATCCCGGTGACGGGTGCGGTCGGAACGGCGGGCGCGCAGGTCGTGCCGGTCTACTTCTGCGGTGCGCAGGCTGTTGCCGTTGCTTGGGGCATGCAGCCGACCGTTCGCCAGGAAACCCGTGACTATGGCCACGTCAAAGGCACGGCGATCATTGAGGCGCGCGGCGTGAACAAGTGCGTGTTCAACGGCATTGACCACGGCATGATCACCGGCTTCGTCGCTGCGGCGGCAGACGCCTGATCGGGACAGTGAAAACGGTTGGGGCGGCTTCGGTCGCCCCTTCCACATTGCGGAGGTGAACCATGGCGACCCGGAATGACGTGGCAAAACTGGCCTTTCGCAAGATCGGTGTCGTGGCCGAAGATGAAGCCATGACTGCGGACCAATTCGCCACGGCGGATAGTCTGATCGACAGCATCTATGACGAATTGCGCGGCATCGGTTCGCCCTATTGGACGCCGGACGATGTTGCTGCGGACGCATTCAACGCCTTTGCCTCGCTGTTGGCGGTGGACCTTGCGCCGATGTATGGGCGGCCCGCGCCGACTTCGCGCGGCTATGCGAAGTTGCAGATCATGTCGGCCATCGGGCCGGATGACCGCACCGACCCGGTGACGGAATACTACTGATGAAAGTCGAGTTTGTCGGCCAGAGCGCCAGGGACCAGAGCAATCAGAAGGCCAACCCGTCGCGGCTGATCAACGGCTACCGGGAGCCGCTGGTGGCGGGCGGCAAGTCGCAATTCGTGCTGCGCGCCGTGCCGGGGATGGAGAAAATCGCGGATATTCCCGACGTTCTCATGCGGGATTTGAACGTGGAAACCGCGCAGTTGGCTGCGTGCGGCGGTGGGCTTTACCGCTTTGCCCCGTTCACGGGTGGCGTTTCGCTGGTCGGCAACATTGTGGACAGCGAATTCACGTCCATGGCCGAAAACAACGGCGTTGTTGCGCTGGCGGCGGGTGGGGAATACCGCACGGTTACGGGCGGGGTGACGCTTTCCGCGCCGATCACGCCAGGCGCAATCACGAATGCCGGTTCTGTCGGCTATCTTGGCGGATATACGCTGGTTTCAGAACTGGACGGGCGGAAGGTGCAATGGTCGGCGCTGGTCGATCCGGCCACGTTCAATGCGACGCACTTTGCCAGCGCTGAAATCACGACAGACCCGATCATCCGGCTGATCGTGTTCAAGGATACGGTCTACATCTTCAAGGCGGCTGGCTTTGAACGCTGGGGCCTGACGGGCGGATCGGGGCCGAATGCGTTTGCCCGGATTGACGGGGCGCAGACAGAACCGGGATTGAAGGATTTCGGCCTGATCACGCAGTTTCCCAACGGCTTTGCCTATGTGTCCAGCGATGGGAAGGTGATGGCATTCGTGGGAGGGCAGTTGGCTCCCATTTCGACGCCGCCGGTTGAGGTTGCGCTGTCGGAAAACGAGCCGTCCCGCATGTTCTATTATGAGGTTCGCGGCCACGGCTTCATCTGCGTGATCTTCGATGACGTTCCGGCGTGGTGCTATGACACGGCCACCGGCGAATGGCATGAACGCAGCGAAAACAACGGCCCATGGACGGCAAAAGCGGCGGTCAAGACGGGGCGCGGCTGGATGGTAGGCACGGATGGCGGCGCGCTGGCGTTGCTGACGCCGGATTGCCTGGACTTCGACCAGCCTATGGTTCGCCGCTATGTATCCCGCACGCTGGCACAGCCGGAACGGGTGACGATCAACAAGATCGAGGCGTTTCCGCGTGTCGGGCTGGACCTGCAAGGCTTCGGCGACACGTCGTCGGCGAAAGTTGATCTCCGCACCTCGAAAGACGGCGGCTTCACATGGTCGGCCCCGAAATCGCGCGATGTTGGCACGGTCGGGGCCTATGCAACCCGGCTGACGTGGCGGGCCTTGGGGCAATTCCGCGAAGCCACGATTGAACTGAGCCAGTCGAGCGTTGTGGACGTGCCGCTGCTGGCCGAAATCGACCTGGACGCATCATGATCCGCATGGGTGAGCGGTATGTCGGGGATGACGGCACCCTGACGCGGCAGGGCTATGCGGCCTTTGCGCCGCTGGAGAAATCGCGGGTGCAGGTGCAGACGGCGGTGGCATCTGCGGCACAGACGGCAATCGACTTCCTGGACATTCCGGCATGGGCCAACCGGATCACGGTGACGCTGGCCGGGTTCAGCACGAGCGGGACAAACGCATATCTCTTGCAGATCGGCAGCGGGTCTTTCCCGGCTTCTGGCTACACGGGCGCGCGGTCCACGATTGTCGGCGCGGCAGTCACGACGGGCAACCCGACGACTTCGGTAGCCATCGGCAACGCGCCCGTTGCGACTTCGGTCTATCGCGGCCTGTGGACGGTGCAGCGGCACAGCGGGAACACCTGGATCATCAGCGGGGCGGGATCGTTCAGCGACACTGCGACAACGCACCTTGCGACGGCGGAAACCACGCTGTCCGGGGCGCTGGACCGGGTGCGAGTGACGACGACGGGCAGCACCGACACCATCGACGCGGGCAGCGTCAACATTTCGTGGGAATGAGCCTATGAACCGACTTCCGGCGATCAAGGTTGTGCAGGGCGAGCCGTTTACGTCCAGCTTCACGCTGACGGGGCAGGACTGGACCGGTTACACCGGCACCGTGTCATACAAGAAGGCACCGCAGGGCGAGGAAATCCTCGAGACGGACGCGACCGGCGATGCCTTGGGCGAAGTGACCTTTGACCTGACGGCGGCGGAGACGGACGCATTCCCGGCCTTCCCTGTCATCGGGTATCGCAAGGTGGGCGTCTATCAGGTGCGGTTCACAAACGGGTCAGACACACAAACATTTCAGGGCGATCTGCACGTTGCGAGCGCTGTATGATCCAGCGGCTGACGCCCAAGCGGGCAGCGCCTTACTTCTGGCATCCGGCGGGCGGCATTGACGGGGTGACGTTCGTTCCGGTGCCATGGATGGATTACCGCGCCTGTGACGGGTTCTGCGGCGCGTTCCATCTGCAATGGCCGGGCGTGTGGATGGGCCACATGGGCGCATTGCCGGGGGTTCGCCGGGTCGATGCGGCGGCAAGTGCGATCTTGCGCGCCTACGCGCTGGAAAAGGGCGCGGAGCGGATCATCGGCTGGATCAAGGAAAGCAACCGCCCGGCCTTGGCGCTTTGTCGCCGGTTGGGTTTTGAAATCGACGGCAGGCTGCCCCTTGCGGAGCCGGTCATCTGTGTAGGCTGGAGGCCATAATGCCACAGGCAGTAGGTGCAATCGGGGGTCTTGTCGGCGGCGTGATGCAAGGCCGCGCGGCGGGTGATGCAGCGGACGCGCAACGCCGCGCCGCTGACATGGACATCGCGTTTCAGCGCGAAACCCGCGACCAGATCAGGGGCGACCTTGGCGGCTACCGCGAGGGTGGCAATGACGCCTATGCGGCGTATCTGTATGAACTCGGCCTTGGCCCGCGCCCGTCGTTTGGCGGCAACGCGCCGACCATTCAGACCATCAACGTTCCGGGCACGCCGGGCGGTGGAACGGGCGGCGGCGGCTTCACGACCAACGACATTCTGAACGGGATCATCACCGGCAACGGTAGCATTTCCATGCCCGCCAACCGGCCCGGCGGCGGCACGCCTGCGACGCAGCAATTCCGGGTCGGCGGCCAGACGTTCAACACGATGGCCGACGCGCAAGCCTACGCCAACGCCAACCGCACGGGCGGGCAGCAATACGGCGGCTTCCAGCGGTCGCAGGATTACCTCTTCGGGCTGCGGGAAGGCACGAACGCAATCGAGGCATCGGCGGCGGCACGGGGTGGGCTGTTCAGCGGCGCAACCATGCGGGATCTGAACACCTTCGGCCAGGACTACGGCAGCCAGCGCCGGGACGCCTATCTGAATCGGCTGGCGGGCGTTGCGGACACCGGCATGAACGCGGCGCAGATGTCGGGCAATGCGTCCATGGCGGCGGCGGGTGCCATGTCGAACGCGCTGGCGGCCCGTGGCAACGCGGCTGCGGCGGGGGCTATTGGTGCGGGCAACGCATGGTCGGACGGCATCGGCAACGCGCTCGGGGCATGGAACTACATGCGGCCCGCAGGCGGTGGCGGCGGTGCAACGGGCGGGGCTTCGTCGCCGCGCCCGCCGGGCAACCCGTGGTATTGAGGCGGCGGTGATGGAAGCCGACATTTACAGCGGCCTTGTCTCGCGCGGGATGGCCCCGCACATCGCGGAGGCGTTCGTCCTGAACATGCGGGACGAAAGCGGGCTTAACCCCGGCATCAACGAGATTGCGCCTATCGTGCCAGGTTCGCGCGGCGGCTATGGTCTGTATCAACTGACCGGCCCCCGGCGGCGCGCCTATGAAGCCTACGCGAGCGAGCGCGGCCTGCCGCTGGACAGCGTAGACGCGCAGCTTGATTTCATGATGACCGAACTGCAAGGCCCGGAAGCGGCGGCTTGGCAGAAGATCAGCGCTGCGCCCGACACCGGGCAAGCGGCGGCGGCTGTCGTGAACTACTTTCTGCGGCCCGCAGAGGAGCACAGGGCGCGGCGCGTGGCAAAGTATACCGGCGGGGCTTACGACCCCGTGGACGCCACCAGCAATGCGCTGGCGGGCGCTCCGCAGCCAGTGCAACCAGGTCAGAACGCGCTGGCGCAGCCGGAACAGCCGCAATTCCAGTGGGCCGCTTCGCAGCTTGACCCGCGCGCCTTCATGCGACCGATCCAGCAACGCCCGATCAACAGCCTGTCGGAGGGCTTCCTATGAGTTATGACGCGCGGATCATCCTGGGCGGGCGGTCGCCGGATATCGTCAACGCCTTGGCGCGTGGCGATGCAGCCCGGCAACAGCGGCTGGATTTCGACAACCAGAACGCCATGCGCGACATGCTGCGGACGCAAGGCGCTGGCATCATGGCGGGCGATCAGAACGCGCTGAACGCGCTGGCGCAGTTTGATCCGTCTGCGGCCTTGGGTATCCAGACCCAACGGCAAGACATGGCCTATAACGACAAGCGCCTGAGCGTATTGGGCGAGCAGGAAAAGCGCGCGGCGGCTGAATATGCCAAGGGCCTGACGGCGGAACAGCGGGCGGCTGAGGCGGCGCAGGTGGACCGGGCGCTTGCTATGGCTGTCCCGGCGCAGACGCCAGAGCAGTGGGACGCGGCAATGAGGGCGGCGGGCGGCGCTGCGCTGGATTATGTTGGACAGTTCCAGAATAAGGACATGATTATCGCTGGGGCGGTGGGGCTTGCAGAGGCTCTGACGATGAATGCGCCGCCCGATCCGTCGGATCGTTACAAGGTTGTCGGCGGTTCGCTGTTTGACCTCGGCGCGGAAGGCGGGCCTGCCGCTGTCGCGCAAGGTGCGATGCCGGAAGAGGTTATCATGGGGCCGGATGGCAAGCCAATGATTATCAGGGGCGGCCCAGGAACCACGGCCAAGTTCACCGAAGGGCAGAGCAAGGACAACGTCTATGCGACCCGTGCAGAAGGTGCGCTGGCAAAGCTGGAGCCGGTGGCCGACGCGCTTACGTCGCGGACGGGGAAGGTCGGCGAGGCGCTCGGCGGTGTGACCCTTGGCCTGTCGCGCGAGATGATGCAGACGGACGAATTCCAGGTCGCCAAGAACGCTGGCGACGAATTCCTGCAAGCCATTCTCCGCAAGGATACCGGCGCGGCCATCACGACGGACGAGCAGGCGCTTTACGGCGTGACCTACCTGCCGCAGCCCGGCGATGGTGAGGCCGTCTTGACGGCCAAGCGGGAAGCCCGTGCGCGGGCGCTGGAGGCGATCCGGGCGGGCATGAACGTTCAGCAGCTTGAAGCCGTGGCGCGGGCCGATCAGGCGGCGATTGCCCGGCTTGCCGCGCAGGATCGGGCCGGTGCGTCGCAAGGGGCGACCACGGCACAGCCGCCCGCCCGCGCAACAGAAATGTCTGACGATGAATACCTCAAATCGCTGGGGCTTGAGTGATGGCAACACCGGCTGAAATCCTCGCCAAGTCGAAAGAACTCTTTGACGCTGGCGACGTAGAAGGCGCAAAGCGGTTGGCGCGTATTGCCAAGGACCGCATGGCAGCGCCGACCGAAAGCCCCGCGATGGCCGAGGGCCGGGCGAAGCTTTCCGCCATGACCCGCAACCCGGAAGTGCAGCCGCGTTCGACCGGGCAAGCGCTGTATGACAACCTGATCGGCGACCCGAATGACGGCGTGGACAGCACGGGCGAGCGGCTTGGCCGCACCATAAACGACGTTGCCAAAGCTTCAGGCGCGGGCGTTCTGCGCGGAACGGCAGCGCTGGCGGACTTGCCCGGCATGGCTGTTAACGCTTACAGCAACCTTGTCGGGCGAGGCCTTGAGGCGACCGGCATGGTAAGCCCCGAAATCGCCCAAGAGGTCCAGCGCGGCATTTCGGCCATGTCGCCTTCCGGCGACGGGACCATGATGCGCAGCGCAATGGAAGCCGCAACTGGCGGCGGGTCCGAATACCAAGCTAAGACCACGGCTGGCGAATACGCTGGCACCATCGCCGAGTTCCTGCCGGGCGCTATGGCGCTTGGTCCCAAGACCGTTGCGGGTGCTATCAAGTATGCTGTTGCGCCTGGCGTGGCATCGGAAACAGCAGGGCAGGCGACTGAAGGCACAAAGGCAGAGCCTTGGGCGCGGTTGGTGGCAGCGCTGGCCGCGCCGATGGTGCTTAGCGGCATTCAGGCAGGCAGCCGTGCCGCTGCCGGTCTGCCCAGATCCGCAGCCGATCCTGAGCGACTGAAGCTGGCCAAAGTCTTGGATGATTTCAACGTGCCGGTTACTGCGGGTCAGCGCACAGGCGCGACGAAGCTGCGCCGGATCGAAGGCGCAACGGGAACTGCCGATGATGTGATGGCCGCACAAGCCGACGACTTCACTGCGGCAGCCTTGAAAACCATTGGCGTGGACGCAAACCGTGCAACGCCCGAGGTTCTGGCAAGGGCAGCGGATGATATCGGCAAGGTGTTTGACGAGGTGGTGCAAGGGGCAGATGTAGTTCCGACTGCCGACAACCTGCGTGCATCGGCGGCGGCGATCCAGAAATACAAGCTTGAGGCACCGAAGGCGACTGTTGTCCCCTTGGTCGGGAACATCCATTCGGAAATGGTGAAGGCGTTCCGGTCAGGCAACGCAATTTCGGCTTCGACCCTGAAGGAGTGGCGTTCTTCGCTTTCGCGCATGACAACGAGCCAAGACGGCCCAACCCGTGCTGCGGCGCAGGACTTAATGCAGGTCGTGGATGACGCCATGGACGCGGCGCTGACCGCAGCCGGAAGGCCGCAGGATATTGCGCGGCTGGCAACGGCACGCGGCCAATGGCGCAACCTTCTAGCCATCGAGGGCGCGGCAGCGAAAGCCGGGGAAAGCGCGGCGCTTGGCGTCATTAGCCCTGCCCGGCTGGCTTCCGAGGTCACACGCCAAGGCAAGGCGGCATGGGCGCGCGGCAGGCGTGGCGACATCGGCGACCTTTCGCGGGCTGGCGTGGCTGTCATGTCGCCACTTCCGACTGTAAGTCCTGGCGGCGTCCGGTCCATTGAAGGGCTTTCGCGCATGGGTGGCGCTGCGGTTGGCGCGTCCAGCGGCGCGGCCATGGGCAGCCCGACCCTGGCAGCGATTGGCAGCGTGGCAGGCTATGCCGCGCCCGGAGTAATGAATTGGCTTCGGGCTGGGCCGCTGCAAGGCATCATCGCCAATGCAGGGACACGGGAGGGCGCGCGAGTCTTGGATCCGCGTTTGCTCGGTATTGTTGCGCCCGGCAACCAGAACGCGCTAGCGCGGCCCTAAGCCCCGAAACCGGCCAGCATCGTAAGCCAGCCAAGGGCCAAGCCCATCAGGAACAACGCGGCCCCAAAGAAGCCGCGCACTCCGCTGTTGTTGCGGAAAATGTTCATCCCGAGGCGCACGAAAAGCACGATCAGCCCGGCCAAAAGCAGGCCAGCGGCGATCTGGAACGGCAGAAATCGTGGGTCCATCCCGCCATCCTAACAGGAAATCCCCACCATGGCAAACCAGCTATTGATCACGCCCAACCGGGCGCTTGATGCCAATGCCTATGCATCCCCGGCGGCAACGGCGACGTTCTACGCATCCGGCACGTCAACGTTGATCACGGTCTATTCCGACGAGGCCGGGAGCATCGTGGCGTCAAACCCGATCACGGCGGACGCCAACGGCATCTTCCCGCAGACCTATGCGCTGGTGAACGCCAAGGTCATCGTGCGGGATTCCGGCGGCGCGACGCTGTGGACGATTGACCCGGTGCCGACAACCTCAACCACGGCGGTCGGTGCCAGCAAGATCAGCTTTTCGCCAACCGTGGATATCCCCGAGACGAACGTCCAGGACGCCATTGAGGCGGCGGCTGCCTTCGCGGCAAGCGGCTTCACAGACTACGGCCTCGGCAACTCGGGCAACGCGCCGATCCTGTCCGCGCTGAACGATGCCGGAACTGCGACCGGCATGTATCGCTTTACCGGATCGACGACCGGCACATTCCCGACCGGCGTAGTTGCGGCGGACACCGGCCTTGTCACGGTGGACCGGCAGACTTCATCCGAAGCGATGATGACCTTGCGCGCGGCGGGATCGGACCGCGTATTCGTGCGGATGCTGGCGGCGTCATCCTGGCAGGCATGGCGCGAGGTGCCGAATACCTTGGCATCGGCGACCGGAACCGCGCGGCGCTTTCTCCGCATGAACTCGTCAAACACCGGGCAGGAATACGCGGCGACGATCAACCTTGAAACGGCAGTCGCCGGGTCGGGTCAGACCAGCATCGACTTTACCGGAATCCCCACGGCGGCGCGGCGTATTACGATTTTGATGACCGGCATCAGCACGAACGGCACGGCCCCCGTGCGGGTTATCCTGGGCGATGCGGGCGGCTTTGAAACGAGCGGCTACATTGGGGCGACCACCAGCATCAACAGCGCCACGCCCGCCACGACCAACCCGACCGCATCGTTTGAAATCAACTTCGGTGCGGGCGACACGGCGGGGGCTGCAAGATCAGGCAAGATCACCTTGGACCGCTTGACGGACACGGGCTTCGCATGGGTCGCCAACGGCATCGTTGGCTTGTCGAACACCAACGCCATCGCAATCGTCGCCGCGCGGATGATCCTGACCGAAGAACTCGACCGGGTGCGGCTTGGCGCGGGCGGCACGGACACGTTCGATGCTGGCACCGTCAACATTTCCTGGGAGATTTGATCGTGACGATCATTGTCCCTGGCAAGCCGAAACCGCCGATCATTGTAGACCCAATCGTTGACGGGCCGGTCACGGTTCAGGTCGGGCGTCCCGGCCCGCAGGGGCCTGAAGGCGACCCCGGCCAAGGCGTGCCGGTCGGCGGCACAACCGGGCAGGTTCTGACGAAGAACAGCGCCACGAATTATGACACATCCTGGCAACCGGCAGGCGGCGGTGGCGTGTCTGACGGTGACAAGGGCGACATCACCGTCAGCGGTTCCGGCACTGTCTGGACCATTGACGCGGGCGCGGTGACGGACGCCAAGGTGTCCGATGTTGCATGGGGCAAACTGACCGGCATTCCTGCGCCCATCAGCGGCACAACTGCGGCCTTCACCACGGCGCAGGAAACCAAGCTTGCGGGCATCGCCACGGGCGCAACGGCGAACGCGGCGGACGCCTTTCTTCTGGCGCGGGCCAACCATACCGGCACGCAGGCGGCTGGAACGATCACCGGCCTTGCCGCTGTCGCCACCTCTGGCAGCGCGTCCGATCTTGGCGCTGGCACGCTTCCTGCGGCGCGGCTTGCGGCCTTCGGTTCGGGCGATGTGTCGTTTGCCTCGGGCGGCGGCGCTGGCACCATCGCCAACAATGCCGTCACGCTTGCCAAGATGGCGGACATGGCGACGGCCAGCCTGATCTACCGCAAGACGGCAGGCACGGGCGACCCGGAAGTCAACACTCTGGCGACGCTCAAGACGGATCTCGGCCTGACCGGAACGAATACGGGTGACCAGACCATCACCCTGACCGGCGATGTGACCGGCACCGGCACGGGGTCATTTGCCGCGACAATTGCCGCCGATGCGGTGGGCAATACCAAGCTGGCGAACATGGCCGCCAATACCGTCAAGGTGAACGCGACGGCATCTTCCGCCGATCCGTCCGACCTTGCCGTCCCGGTCAATACGGTCCTGGGGCGCTTGGCGGGCGATATTGTCGCGGCCCAGGTTGACACAGATCAGATCGCCAACCGGGCGGTCAGCTTTGCCAAAATCATCAACATCACCGCCAACACCGTTCTGACCCGCGCGGCAGCGACGAACGGCAACATGGGCGAAACGGCGCTGTCGGCGTCTCAGCTTCTCGGGCGCGGATCGACCGGAGACATTGCGGCCATCACGCTTGGCACCAACCTTTCAATGAGCGGCACGACGCTGAACGCCTCGGGCGGCGGCGGTGCCACCAACCTTGCATGGGACGCGGCCACTAGCACCGTCACCAGCGACACCGGCACCGATGCGACCCTGACCGCGTTCAACTCGACGCAGGCTGGGCTTGCGCCTGCATCCGGCGGCGGGACGACAAACTTCCTGCGCGCCGATGGAACCTGGGCGGCGGCTGGGGGCGGCGGCATCAGCGACGGCGATAAGGGCGACATCACCGTTTCCGGGTCCGGCACCGTCTGGACCGTGGACCGCAACGTGCAGTTTGGCCGCCCGCTGGCAATGCGGCGCGGCTTTCATTTCTGAGGAGTGAACCATGGTTCAGAACGTCGATCCGATCTTCCCGCACATCCCGAACGTCAGTTGGACCGATGCGATCCTGACGGCCAACACGACGAAAGACCTGTCGTCCGGCACCGTCACGCTGGCATTCACGGCGGGCGCGGATGGGTCATTCGTGGAA